CCGTGCGGGTGCGGCCGCTGCCGAGGGCGATGGTGTTGGACTCCAGCGCGGTAGCACTGGTGGTCACGGTGGGCGGGGTCGACTCCAGTACGTTGTCGCGGTACGCCGCGAGCACGGTGTTGTGGGAGAGCTTGTACGGCAGGCCCAGCTTCTCACCGTACCCGATGGCCGTGGTGGCACCGGTGCCGTCGTGCGCCGGAATGGTGATTTTTGTCACGGTCTTGAACGCTAGATCTCCGGTCACGGTGCCCGCGGTGTTGGCCGTGAACGCATCCAGGGTCTCAGTGATCGGCTCGTCGGCGTAGTTGGTGCCCTCGATCACCACCTGAACGGCCGCAATATCCCCAGCGGTGCCGCCAGCCGTCGCGGTGATGTTCCTGGGGACGGAGGGCTGGGTGATCCCGGTGGTGATCACGTCGGGGGCCGCCGTCTGCCCGCCCTCGAACGGAACCGCCTCTGTCTCTCCTGTAGCCACAGCCGCGGTGTCCCAATCGCCGCCGGCGGTGCAGGTGAACCCAGACACATCGACCCCGCCCACCGTCTCCAGTAGACGAATGGCGGCCTGTACGGCGGCAGCCGCGTTCTTGCTGGCCGTCGTGTTCGCCAGAGCGATGGTGATGGTGGCAGTCTCATCGTCTGCTGTGACTGCGAGGGTGTTATCCTCGGCGGTGGTCAGAAGCACGCTGAGCGCGTTGGCCGCTGCTCCCAGCGCGGCAGGTGCCGTAATGGTCAGCGTATCGTCCTCGCTGGATGCCGCCTTCACCACGGCACTCGCCGATTTTGCGGGCGTCGTGCAGGCGACAGCGGCATGGATGCCGGCAGTGTCAGCGGCCGTGGCATCGGTGGCGGACACCTGAAAATGGGCGATAAACCCACGATCACAGACCACGCCGTCAGCGTTGGTCTGGATGGTCTGGCCCTTCTTGTGGTTGTACGGGTACATTTGCAGCCTCCTTTCTGGTCGAGCACAAGGCGGGGATGAACCCCGCCCGCTGCTACTTCTTCTTGATGAGCACCACGCCGTTGGGATCGGCGAGCTTGCCATCAGCGATCATCGTGGCTTTGCTGATCCACTCGTCGGTGTTCTCGTCGAAGTAGCGACGATAGGTGATCCCCATGTTAGAGTTCACCATGTAGTCCTCCAACCGCACCAGGATCGCCACCACATCGTCCTCCTCAGCGGCGTCGATGGACGGCAGATACTCCTCCTCGATGGCGATGACCTCGCGGCCAAGTAGACGTTCCTCGATCGTGCCGTTCAGGCCATAGTTGACCCGAGCGATGGGCTGGCCGGCCGAGTCCACCATGCCGACGATGTACTTGTTCCAGTCAGCGTCGTTCATGATGATGGCAACGCCGCTGCGGTAGCTGCGCGGCACCTTGCCGAGCAGCTCGGTCCAGGTCTCGTACTTGCCGAAGTCAGCTGCACCGATCTCGACAACCTGCCCTGCCGGGATGTTCGTGTGGTTAACGATTCCACGAGGCTCGCCCGTTCCGGACCCTGCAATGATTGCCTCATCAAGAGCAGCAACCATTGCCTCTGCGATGTTGTCAGCAATCGTCGCCTCAAACACAGGCAGCGCCACCGTAGCAGCCACCAACTCAACAGCCACACGCACTTGCAGCTTGTGGTAGCGGAAGCTGATATTGCCAGTAACCGCCTTCTTCTGCTTGTCCGCCATCGAGCCCGCCGCCGAGCCCGCCGCGACCCACGTCGCCTTCGGCTTCGCCATGCTAATCGGAATCTGTACTCCGCCTTGAATGGCCGTCTTCGTGACACGGTTCCAAATACGACCCGTCTCCCGCATCTTCTCGACGATCCGGTTCAGGATGGTCGTCGGGATGACAGCGCCGATGTCGCCCAGGCCGGTCGTGCCGGTCGTCTCGTTGTCCCGGAATTCCAGGTGCTCGGATTTGACGCCCCGGGTGACATAGTCCATGAACGCCCGGCGATACTCCACGGTGTCGTGCCGGTCGACAGCACGGGATTCCACAGTGGCCTTTTGCGCCGACGTGGAATCGATCACCCGGACTTCGGGCACTGTCCCGGCTTCGATGCTAGCCGCCACGTCCAGGCGCCGGCGCAGCTCCTTCTCCTCGTCGGCCAGCCCCCTCAGTTCCTTTTCCAGCGCGTCCAAATCGGCCTCCCCATCGTTCTCCAGCAGGCCACGAATCTCGGCCTTACGATTCTCAATTTCCTGCAGTCGCTTCCGCAGGTTCATATTTTCACACTCCCTTACAAGTAGGTCTGGATGATCAGCTTGCGGCGCCGCTTCGCAATCGCCTCCGCGACTCGGCGCTCGGCCTCCGCCTGCGCCATAAAGTAGCTCCGCGCGCTGATGTAGGTATCCTGGTACGCCGGGGCATCCACCGCCGAGACGTCCCAGATGCGCTTGAACCTCAAGATGCGGCGAGTCCTGGAGTCGCGGTCATACTCGTCCTTCTCGACTGTAAAGGCGAAGGACATCTTGTCCACGTCACCGCGACGGATCAGTTCATACAAGTCACGGCCCGCCGTCGTGTTGGCCAGCTTCGCCCGCACCAACAACCCCTGATCATCGGGGATCAACTCCAACGTCTTGTTCCGGGTGCGGGCCATGACCATGACGCTATTTGAGTGGTTGTACTTGAACGGCACGTCCCGCAGGTCGGCGCCCTCCAGCGCGCCCCGCTGGATCATCTCGTAGTACTTGATGCCGTCGATCTCATACATAACGGTGGGGCTGTCGTAGACAATGGCGCGCCCCTCGACGATCATCTCGTTCTGATCGGCAGGCTCAAGTGCCCGGATCTCCGCCATTCGGATTTCCCGAGGAATTTCAGCCATCTTCTGATCTTTCTTGTTGAATTGGGCTAGGCAGACAGCATAGCGCTGTTTTTCATCCGGGAACTCGGACAGCATAGTTTTGTCAACCATGCACCGATTGATGAACTTGTCTTTATCCTCACCCTCCTTGGGTTTCGGTAGTGGCATTATCTCCACCCCCTTCAACCGATTCCAGGCCATCCAAGTCGTCGGTCTCGTCCACCGGCCGTGTGTCCAGCCTGCGAATCGGAACGTCCCCGCCAGGAACTGGCGGCAGATTGAAGACCTCCGCCAACTGGTTCGGAGTCATGATGCCGCGGTCAACAAGCTGGACGAGCTCCAGCTTCGTTCTCACGCTGGCATACTGCAGCCTGTTGGCCTCGAACACGATCTCGTTGCCGTGGCCGATTTCCCTGTCGCTGAACAGCTTGGTCGTGAACTCCAGCGACATCTGGACGGCCAACGGCTCGATGGTCGACTCATAAAAGGCATTCCACTGGTCCTCGGTGTAGTTGCCCATGACGATTGCCTCGTTGACGCCGAAGTACCTGAACACGGCGTCCCGCAGCTCCTTCATTTGGGCCGCGTTAATCATTTTGGGCTCGGTGTTCAGCGGGATATATTCGGCCTTCGCATCCAAGGCTGCAATTCCACCGGCATTGGACACCGTCAGGTACTCCTTAATGAACCGCTCGCGCTGGGCCTCGATGTCCGACTCCTTGAGCATACCTTGGAATTTGAGAATACCCCGGAGCGCGGCGCTCGTCTTTACCGCCTGCGCCAGCCCTTCATTTGTGGTGTGAATTGCAGACAGCGTGGCGTTGATAGGCCTATTCGGCTCACCCAGCAGATCGTTGTTATAGTAGTGCCGACGCAGGTGGATGACGTCACTGTAAGGCAGCACGACCGTGCCGCCCTCCGTGAAATAGAACTTCACATAGAGCGTCCCGGCGCTGTCCTCCAACAGCTCCGCCGACACACAGTTGACCGGGTATACGGCCACCAGACGCCCAGCCTCCCAGACAGGGTAGGCCCAGGCGTTGTTGTCCATCATCAACGTCGTGACCAGCTTGTACAGCAGGTCGTAGGCCGACATCCGCGGGTTAGGGCGGAGCGACAGCACCCGCTCGATGTCGCTGTTCTTGACGTGGATGACCTCGCCGTTGACCCGGCGGATGTGTTTGGCCTTCAGCTTGGCTGCGTTGCGGGCGATGGCATCCACCGCAGCCCGGACAACGTCGGCCTCATACGGCCGCTCCCCCCAAGTCGTGAAAATGGGCGTGTAGCCGGCCATGACTTTCACCTGAGTAAGCCCGGGGCGGCGGTCAAAGAAGCGCCCAAACAGCCGCTGCAACCAGTTGCGCTGCTCCACCGGGTCACCTCCTTAGATGAGCGCCTTGTAGTCCTCTAGCTTCCACTGGAGCACCGTGTAGGCAATGATAAGCGCCACCGCAGGGTCGATGCGCTGGCGCTTATTCTGGCCCTTCACGGGCCGGATGTTCTCATTCTTGTCCACCTCAACCGCCATATTTGTCAGCGCCCACTTGAGTAATGGGTTGTTGTTGTAGTTAATACGCTTGGCCGCTAGGTCGGCCCGTAGCACCTTCATGGGTGCACTAAGCGTCTTTGCCCCCATAATAACGGGTAGGAGATTCTCCTTCCTGGTGTAACCCAGCCGGGTCTCCATGTCCTCGACCCACGCCGGGCTATTCCATGAGTCATAGCCGACCCAATAGGTCGAAATGCCATATTCGTCGCGAAGTCGCGCAAACCAGTCTGTAACGTACCGATAATCAATCCGGTTACCGGGGCACGGCGTAATCAGACCCCGCTCGACCCAGCGGTCGTAGGGAACCTTGTCCTCCTTAGCCCGCTGCTCGATGGTGTCGCCGGGCATAAAACCCTGAACGAGCGCGTAGAGCTGACCGTCAGGACGCATGACCAAGATGGCCGCCGCCGTCAGGTCCGTAGTGGCCGAAAGGTCCACACCGCCGATGGCGTACGTGTCCCGAATCTCATCCATCGAAAACGTGGCCTCGTTATTGGCCTCCTCGTACGTCAACCATGTGCCCGACGTCGTCTCACGGATGTTGAAATCCTTTGTGAGCACCGTCGGCAAGAAATTAGGATCGTTCTTCGCCCGCTCGACGTTAGCCGCCAGATCTTCATAACTCTTGATGGTACCCAGACCGGGGTTCGCTTTCTCCCAAGCCCGGAAGTCGGTCCACTCGGAGCGATCGTCGAGCTCGTACAGGAACGCCAGGAACCGCTCGTCCTCGACCACACCGTCCAGCACCCGGCAAGCGTAGTCGTAAATATCATCGTAAATGCACTCCCGCACGAAGCCCGCCGTCGTGATCATCGCCAAGAGAGGCTCCGTCCGGGCCGTCATCGACTGCCGCATGACATCGTAGAGATTGCGATCCTTAATGGCGTGCAGTTCGTCGATGATCACACAATGTGAGTTAAGACCGTCAAGGCTATTACTTTCGGACGCCAGCGGTTCGAACTTCCCGAAGGCAACCGGGAAGTACAGGTCTGTCTTGCGCTTCTTGAGATGCTTCCGCAGGGCCGGCGACTGGCTGACCATGTTGACGGCTTCCGTGAACACAATCCGGGCCTGGTCGCGCTTGGAAGCCACACAATAAATCTCAGCTCCACCCTCACCGTCACCAATGAGCATGTACAGCGCTATTCCTGATAAAAGGGTACTATTATGTGTAACAGTCATCCGTTTTCCAGCTAAATAGAGGCCGTTTTCAGCTTCCACACAAATACATTTTGTTGGGACGCTTTCGACTTCCTTAATACTAACAATTGACTTGTTATTCATTCTGTCATGCAATTTGGGCTTTAAACGTTGCAGCTTCCTCTTTAGTTTAAAACAGGGATTTGTCTGGTCACAGAAGAACAAAACCGAATAAACTACCCCAGCATCTTTCCCATTACATCTTGCAATTTTCTCCCGTATAGTGTGCTTGATACCTAAACTCGATAATAGCTCGCTGAAGTCGTTTATTAAAGTTTTATCTTTTTGTACAAACTCACATTGCCCCGCCTTGCTAACATAGCCATCGGTATCCATTAGCCCCCGTAATAGTTCCATTCGTTGCTCGATAGATGCATGTAAATATATCTTCGGTATATGTTTATTATTTAAAACGTTCAGCTCTCTTAACTTATCTAATACATTATTGTGTGTCCCTATTTTATGTCCTAGTAGAATCGTAAATGCTGATGTTGATGAATATTTTTTTACGGCAACATCAATGCCGCAACCTCTAAGATTATTATACAGTTCCTCAACATCCTCTGCACTACACGTAATACGGTTGTCCTCACTGTATCCATCTCCAAGCCATACACCTAAAACATATGGATGAATCGGCAAGTCGGCCTCTGGGTATTCTATAGCCTGGTTCATTGGTACTCGATATTTATATTCAATGCCTTTACCATCTCTCCGTTTATGGGCAAAATCTTTTACCATTTCTTTGGTCGTAATATTAAAATAGCCATTACCATTACGATAATCTTGTCTAACCAGCTTTCGATTGCTTTTGGGTATATATTTTAGTGTCTTTCTGCTCTCTTTAGTTATTACTGTCCATATATGCTCTGCGTCAGCTATTATTTTTTCGCCATCCTCAAATTCAACTTCATAACATTTATGGCCAATAAAAACAGGAGAAGTATATATTACTTTTGTTGGTTTGCCATCGCTACCAAAAACATAATCTCCCGGCTGAATATCTTTCATATATTTCCATCCATTAGGCGTAGGTATGGGTGTATCTAACGCCAGTGCCTTGCCGTTCTTCCGACCGACCAGCAGGACAAACTCCCGGCACCGCCGCAGACCCGTCTCCTTGTGGACGAACCCGAAGACCGCTTGGAGCAATGCCTTCTGCCACAACTCCAGCTTGAGCGGTTGGCCAATCCACCGGCCCTTTGACTGCCGGCAGAACCGCTCGATGAACTCGATGGGCCGGATGGCCCGCTCGATGTCGAACACCCAGGGATCACGAGGGTGGTCCAGTTCGTCGATGAGTTTTGCATACTGCTGCTTCAGACGTTTGCAGGCTACGATCTCGCCGGCCTGAATCCTCTCCCAGTAGAGCCTGATGTAGTTTTCAGCCACACCTATCGCCTTCCCCGCTTGACGAAGGCCATGAGTTCATCTTCGGCCTGCTTACCCACGTCGGGGTCCGGTACCATGTCGAAGAGCTGCTTGCACACCGCAGCATAACGGTTAATCATCGTGTTGTAGACCTTGGTGGCCGGATGCTCCCGTAAAAAACGTTGAGAGCCCTGCTCAAAGACCTCGATGATGCCCTGCTGGTCAATGATGTGCCGTGCCTCTTCCAGGGTGACCTTCATGAATGCGGCCTCTTGGAGCAATCCTTCGGCAGCCTTCTGTTTATCTTTCGGCAAGTTCTTGAAAAGCCGACGAAGTTTCGTTATCTCTTTCTTGATTTGTTTTTGTTTTTCTTCCTCAGTATAAAGCCTCATATTTCCCACCTGTTTTTCCGGTCATTTTTCACCGGTTTTGTGTCCGAAAATATCCCCCCTCATGCGCGTTTTTGTTCCGGGGTATTCGGAGGTGCCCGCGCCGGTCCCTGGCCGGGGTGCCGCGTATCGCGACCGGGGGGGGCGTCAGCGCACCGCAATCAGATCGCCGTCAGCGGTGAAGCGGAGGCCTTCGGCGATAGGCACCTGCTCGTGGTGCTCCTGGTTGTGGCACTCCTGACAGAGGAGCTCCAGGTTCTCGAA